CAATAGTGTAAGAGCGCACTTCACCAACAACAGCTTCAGCACCGCCCGCCGCTGCTAATTTCACTACGCCTGTTGAGCCTGTATGTGTAGCCATTTAAATCACCTTTCTAGTTAAGTTGTGCCGCGAGTGTATTCGTATACAACGCGAACGGTTAAAATCACACCGCCAACAGGGTCAATAGAACCCTCATCGACTTGGATGTTAGTTAGCTGGGTGTCCAGCGCGTAACCGCCTCTAGTGCGGTCAAGTTCTAAGCCTTCTTCAATGGCCTCGATTATGTTGTTTCTTGCTTGGTCAATAATGCCCGACTTCACAAAGCAGACTAACTCATAGTTAATGGAAGCCATTCGCTTACCAATAGAACCGCCAATAGAACTATCTTCTCTGTCCTCACCTGCCGTCCTAACTAGAACCGCTGGGAACTGAGCGTTTGATAGCTTGGTAAAATCAAACGGCTCGCGAGTTGTCATCTTGATTGTGATTGGCTGGATAACGCTATCTCTTAGCGTGTCAACTATATTGTCTGCAATGCTTTCTCTAATGCTCATTTAATAAACCTTTCAAATGCCTTGCCAAGTCTCTTTTGCTCTTTCCTATCAAAACCGAAAAAAGGTCTAATTACATTATTGCCTGACGCTTTTCCTGATTCTTCTTTTCCGCGAAAGAATATCTCAGCCTGCTTATGATTAGCCTTGCTGGTAATAGCGCCTAGCATATTGCCGCTCATGGTAAGGTTAGGTTGCAGTGTTCTATTCTTTTCAGCTCTAAAGGCAGCATACTTCTCTGAGTAAGGTTTGAACGCGCCATCCTTATAGCCTTTTCCAGACTTTGTTCTGTCTTGGATAATGTTAATGCCGATCTGAGCAACACGGAACAGCGCAGCTTTATACTTTGCCTGTAGCTGTTTACGCATTGCTTTCGGTATTCTCGAAAGGTCGCGTGGCCTCGTGCTTACTTGGACATCCATTAGCGAACTAACCTGCCTGAGTTAATAGATTCCTTCTCTTTATCTGTAACAGTGTCATCACCGTCAGCATCGTATTCAACGCCATCGCGGAACACTGCTTCTATCTCCTCGCCGTAGCGAGACTTGTAGAAATCAATCATGCCAAGAAAGCGGTCATTGTCTACCCAGTTGGTTAGCTGCGGAAGGGCGTACTTCCAAAGAACAAGGTAAACACTGCATCGCGTCCACTGACTGTCTGTCAGCTTGCTGGGTATCAGCTCACCGCTATAGCCACGCTTTTCCCACCAGTCAGCGCGTATCTTGCGCTCAATGTCTGCTTGCGCTCTGGCATGTTGACCGGCGAATGATGTTATGCCAAAACCCAAAATATCTGGAACTATAGCTACCAAATCAGTATCGTTCGAAAATGCCATCACAACTCCTAAATAAAACCCCACCCCCAGTGAAGGGGGCAGGGAATCAGCACTAATTATAGTACAGCGTCACCAATCAACTTAACGCCAAAGCTATCATCAAGCTCTGCTACACCATAAGCGGCAGTAGCATTCAGCTCGAAGGCTCGGAGAGAAGCGTCACGCTCTGACTCGATACCGAAGTCGCGCTTAACAGCGATAGCGAGAGCTTCAGGAGCGAAGACAGCAGCAACAGCGTCACCAGAACCATCAATAGTCAGGTTAGCTGACTCATAAACGTCGATGCCAGCAACAGTACCAACGTAACCAGTTCTCATGGCTTCGTTCTGAACATCACCGCCATTGGGGTCAGCAAAGGTGCTAGTCAAGCTAGATTTGATTGAGTAAGCCTGAAACGGGTGGATAACTGCAACAATGTTGCCAGTTACTTTAGCCGCTCGCAAAGTAGCCGCTGCCTTAAACAAATCAACAGCAGTCAATTCTTGACCAGCTGCGCCAACAGACGCGGTGAAACCAGTGAACAGACCGATAAGGTCAGTGTCCATCTTAGTAGCGATAGCGTTACCAAGAACAGTGCCAAGCTCAACAGCAGGGTTGCCCGCGCCGAAAGCAGCCATATCAGTAAGAACAACCTGTGCGCCAACTTCGCCAACAGTAACAGTTACTGAGCTAGTAGATACTTGGGTTGAACTCATGTCTGTGCCTTCAGTTAAGGCGGCAGCAGTAATTGCAGGGTACTTAGGAATCTGGACAGTCTTGCCAGCTTCGTTAGCAATGTTGTACTGAGTTACCAAACCCATCATCAGGGATTGCTCTTCAGCAGTGAATCGTGCCTGCGCGATAATATTCGCAAACAGGTCGTCTAGTGTGGAGCTAGTAGTAGCAGCCATTGTAATACCTCAATAAATTAGGTTAAAAGATTATGTTATTTTTTGGCTTTCATCAGTGCGCGATAAGCCTCACGCCCACCGTCATTCCAATTCGCAACCATTTCAACCGCAGATTGAGGCTTCTGCGTAGAGCCACCAGCGTTACCCTGACTACCTGTGCCGCTTCTTCCTGCGTTCACAAAGTGAGGGTTAGCCGTTAGAAATTCACCGACCATCTCATTGACAGTCAGCAGTTCACCTTTGTCATTATAGCGGGGTGTTCCGTTGTTGTCTAATACCTCTACAGTGCCATCCTCTCCAAGCCTTGTTTGCGCTTTAAGCAGCGACGATACCTGCTCAGGGCTGACTGCATTGTTGTTACTTGCCGCACCAAGAATAGCCCCATCAACTAGGGTCTGCTGTAGCTTGCTCTTGTATGCGTTAATTTCGCTGTCTTTCTTTTCAACGGTCTGCTTGAGGATAGTCTCAAACTCTCCGCGTTCCTTCATCTTGTCTTGCTCGTTCTGTTCCTTCTGGCTTAACAGTTGCCGAGCTTCATCAAGGTCAATGCCTGATAGCTGCTTTTCATACTTGCGCTGCTCTCTAGCTAGGCGCTGGGCAACTGCTTTATCCATGTCAGCCTGTGTGAATGTCTTGGCCTCTGGTGGTGTGTCTATAACTGTTTCTTCTGGTGTTGGTTCCACGAAATCTTCGCTCATGTGACGATGCCTCAAAT